CAATTTAGCAGTGCATAAGTTTGATCCTCAGGGTGTTACTTCTATTGCTATGCTTGCCGAGTCCCACATTAGTATCCATACTTGGCCAGAGAAGGGTATGGCAGTTTGTGATGTTTTCACATGCGGCGACCATGCTGTTCCTGAAGCGGGTGTACAGTACATGTATGAAATGTTTGGTGCAACCGACATGATATCCCAAGAATTTGAGAGGCCACTACGATGAACATTTTCGCCACTGAACAAAGTCCTCACTGGTCAGCACGGGTTCTTCCTGATAAACATATTGTCAAGATGCCTCTTGAGTGTTGTCAAATGCTCTCAATTATTTTCTCTAAGTGGTATTATGATTGGGGTCCACTACCTAAGAAAGATGGTGGATATTATGCAACTGCAAAAGGTGCGTTCCGTAATCATCCATCTACCAAATGGGCTGCACAAAATCATTACAATACCGCTTGGTTGATTGCACACGGATTGTCTTTGTGTGAAGAATATCGACAACGATATGGTAAATTGCACTCTTGTTTGCCTGCCTTGTTTGAAGCTAAAAAAATATTTCATCGCAAGTCTGGTAAGCCTATTACTTGTTATGGTATGGCCGATAACTTTGCTCGTGCCATGCCTGATGAATTCAAGTATGATGACAGCATAGATACATTTACTGCATACCGAAGGTACATCAATTCAAAACCTTGGGTGTCAAAAAATTATCTTCGTAAACCAGATCGCAAACCAGAGTGGATAAGTTAGAACGTCATTCTTATCAAAAAGTGGATGATGAGTGGAAGATCATCAAGACAGATATTCTATGGTATGAAAGAGTACCGTATAATATTTCAACAATACTTGGTCTTTCACAGAAACTCAAACAAGTTCTAACTCCAGATTTACTCACAAAAAAGTATAGAGCCAAAAATGAGACAAATCCGATGTATGGTCACTGTTATCATACGTCTCAGGCAATGTATTATCTTTTAGATACAGATACTCTCGATCCTATGATGGGTCCTGATTGTTTTGGTGGTACTCACTGGTGGTTGCGAGATCGTGAGAACGGTTTTATTGTGGATATGACTTCCGATCAGTACTATTCTGTTGGCAAAGAACCTCCACATAATAAAGGTAAGGTCAAACCTTGGTATGGTTGGAAAGGTAGACCTCACAAGAGAACCATGAATTTAATTACTAGATTGCAACCAGATGCTAAGATAACAAAGGGGCCTTGCCTTTTTTAAAATAAACTTGTATTATTTCAAAGTGATCGACGCCGCGGGCTAAAGATCACTCTAAAAATTATCGGCCATGGGCCAGGAGGTAGACTTATGTCTACACAAGACACCAAAGATGTCTTTGGTAAACTGGTTAGTCTTGAAGACTATCGCCAGATGTTCTCGCCTGAAGAGTGCGAGAAACGATTCAATGGCAAGTTCATTGATTTCGTATGGGTTGATCTTCGTCAGAAGGATGAAGATGACCTAGAGTTCACGAACAAGGCAGTTCGTGAGGAACAGAACGATGGAGACCCCATCGAAGAGATGCAGTATTCTTTCCGACAGGAAGGTTGGATTCCCACTGATTTCCCTCCTGTCGTAGACAACGAGTTCACTTTTGCTGACGGCCGCACCAGAGGTATTGCGGGTATGCGAGAACACCTTCCATTCATGCCTGCTGTCATGATGGAACCTTTTGACGACAGCACTCGTGGTGACTACACCAACGGCTTGAAGCTGAACTACCACCCCCCTCGTCGTCGTGTCAAACAACTTGACTTTGTAGTCGCTGGTACAGAACTCATTCGTATCGGTGAACTTCCCCGAGACAGAACTGCCATCAAAGAATGGCTTTACAAGGACTGTGAGATCGAAAAAATCTTCCCTAACAATGCAGGTGGCTCCATTTCCAAGATCGAGAACTGGATCTGGGAACGAACTGAAAAGGGTGGTAACCCTATTGTCCGTAAACTGGACCGTTCCGACTGGGAAAAGTGGTTGGAGAACTGCCCAGACATGAAGGACATGACTGGGAACACCATTCATCCTACCATTCAACTGAATGGTGACCCCAAGTTTGTTTTCTATGACGCATTGAGTGGTGCCAACGAAGCTCGTTTGGTACGGGACATTATTGAGAACGGTTCCCGAGGTGACCATACTTACTTCGCACTCTATACCAAGCGTGAGTGTGCTCGTGAGATTATTCTCACTCAGACAAAAGAGTTTCTTGCTTCTGTTGAAGCTCGTTTGACGGAAGTTCGTCAGTACATGCAGTACACCACTCAAGTTCCTGGTCTTGATTTGAGTAGTCTGCCTTCACGGAAACTCCACCACTTCCTTGGAGTCTGCCCCATTCTGTTTGATGGGAATGGTCATGAACAGGCCTACAAACACAAACGACTTCTCAGAATCGACCAGTTCTGATACTGTCCACCCTCCTGTCGCCAGGGGGGTTTTTTCATGTATATTATATACATACACAAAGGGAGACAACCCAAATGACCACGGCCATCATTGATTCACTTCGCGATGCATACGGTGAACAGATCACCGCAGCTGATGTTCGTGCCTACTGTGCCATGAACGGGGTTTCTTATCCCACTGTCACCAAGAAACTGGAACAGTTCAAAGTCAAACGTGGGACCTGGGATCTCACGATTCAAGAGGTTCGTCAACAACTGGAAAAGTCTGTCGATACACTGGAATACGTTCAACAATCTCTGATCCCTCAGAAGGATTCCAACTTTGTTCCGTTTGGTAACTTCAAGGATCTGAAGAACATCATCGGATCACGGTCGTTCTTCCCTGTCTTCATCACTGGTCTGTCAGGAAATGGTAAGACCATGGGTGTGGAACAGTCCTGCGCTCAACTAAATAGGGAGTTGATTCGCGTCAATATCACCATTGAAACCGACGAGGATGATCTTATTGGTGGGTTCCGTTTGGTTGACGGTAACACTGTTTGGCATAATGGTCCAGTCATCGAAGCTCTGGAACGCGGAGCTGTACTTCTTCTAGACGAGATCGATCTTGCATCTAACAAGATTCTGTGTCTGCAATCTGTTCTGGAAGGTAAAGGTGTCTTCCTGAAGAAGATTGGTAAGTATGTAAAACCAGCACCTGGGTTCACTGTAATTGCAACTGCAAACACCAAGGGTAAGGGTTCTGACGATGGTCGTTTCATCGGAACTAATGTTCTCAATGAAGCTTTCCTGGAACGATTCCCAATCACCTTTGAACAGTCTTATCCTACTGCTTCCATTGAGGCCAAAATTCTTTCCAAGATTTGTGAGGATGACAGTTTCGTCACTCACCTTGTTGACTGGGCTGACATCATTCGCAAGACCTTCTACGATGGTGGTGTTGATGAAGTGATCTCTACTCGTCGTCTGGTTCACATCGTTCAGGCCTTCAATATCTTTGGTGATAAGAGTAAGTCAATTCAAGTTTGTCTGAATCGTTTCGATGATGAAACCAAACAGGCTTTCATGGATCTGTACGACAAAGTTGATGCTGATGTTGACATGAACCCCCAACAGGATGTACAATGAATGCGTGGTCTCTACTTTACGATGAACTCTATATGAATGATATGGATTGGGTAAGTGCAAACGGGGGTTTTGAATACACCCCCGAATCATCTGTTGACAGTCCAGATTGTCTCGTTCTTGGAAACGAGATTAATCTCAATCTTGACGCTACTACCAAAAATGGATTTTGGAAGTATGAAGAAGATCTGACTATGAAAGAAGTTCGTGACTATCTGTCAGGAACTTACAAGGCTCATTACACCTCTCAAGAGTCTAAGACTCAAACTCTTGATCTGATTGAAAGTATTGGTGATGCAGAAGCTTTCTGTCGATCTAATGCAATCAAATATCTCTCTCGGTTTGGTAAGAAAAATGGAAAGTCAAAACTTGACATTCTGAAAGCCATCCACTATTGTATTCTTCTCTACCACTTTTCTGGACTGCATAATGACCGCAAGGACGCATATGAAACTTTCTAATAACACCACCAATATTCTCAAGAACTTCTCTCAGATCAATCAGTCTATCCTGATCAAACAAGGTAACAAACTGAAGACTATCTCTGTGATGAAAAACATCCTCGCAGAGGCTGAGATTGAGGAGGACTTTGAATCTGACTTTGCGATCTATGATCTCAATCAGTTCCTGTCTGGTCTGTCTCTTTATGACTCTCCCGATCTGGAGTTTGGTGATTCTTATCTGACCATCCGTGATGGTCGTCGTCGTGCAAAATACTTCTTTGCGGATCCTAGTGTGATCGTTTCTCCTCCAGAGAAAGAGATCTCTCTTCCTTCTAAAGATGTTTGTTTTACTGTTGCAACTCAACAACTCGACAAACTTCTAAAGGCCGCGGCGATTTATCAAGTTCCCGATCTGTCTGCAGTCGGTCGTAACGGTAAAATCGAACTAGTGGTTCGTGATAAGAAGAATGATACTTCTCACGAGTTCAGTGAAGAGGTTGGTGAAACGGATAAAGATTTTTCTTTCAACTTCAAAGTTGAGAACATCAAGATCATTCCTGGAACATATGATGTTGTGATTTCTTCTAAACTTCTTTCCGAGTTCACAAACAAGAACACTGACCTCAAGTACTACATCGCTCTTGAGCCTGATTCCACCTACGTCTGATAATTAATGTCTCGTAATGATTTTCTTTGGGTCGAAAAGTATCGACCCAAAACTATTGAAGATTGTATCCTGCCTGATTCTACTCTTAAGACCTTTCAGGATTTTCTAAACTCTGGTGAAATTCCCAACCTCCTTCTATCTGGTCCCGCTGGTTGTGGTAAAACAACTATTGCTCGTGCATTGTGCGAGGAACTAGGGGCCGACTACATCATCATCAACGGATCCGATGAAGGACGATTTCTGGACACTGTACGGAACACAGCCAAGAACTTTGCTTCGACCGTCTCTCTTTCTGCTGACGCGGCACACAAAGTCATCATTATTGACGAAGCTGACAACACAACCCACGACGTACAACTCCTCCTACGGGCGAATATTGAGGCATTTTATAACAACTGCCGATTCATCTTCACCTGCAACTACAAAAACAAAATCATCGAGCCCCTCCACAGCCGATGCGCCTGCGTTGAATTCTCAATCACAGGAAAACAAAAACCTCAACTCGCAGCTCAATTCTTCAAACGACTCCAGACAATCCTGGTTCACGAGACTATTGAGTTCGATCCGAAGGTCCTGGTCGAACTGATCAACAAACACTTCCCTGACTATCGTCGTGTATTGAATGAGTGTCAACGATACTCTGTTGGTGGTAAAATCGATAGTGCAATTCTTGCTGAGTTCTCTGACGTAAAAGTAAATGACCTTATTAAATACCTTAAGGAGAAAGATTTCTCAGAAGTACGACGTTGGGTCGTTAATAATCTGGACAATGATCCTAGTGTACTTCTTCGGCGTGTTTACGATGCTCTTAACGGCACCCTTGAAGGCCCTTCTATTGCTGCCGCCGTTCTTATTATTGCTAAGTATCAGTATCAAATCGCTTTCGTGGCGGACCAGGAAATAAACCTACTCGCGGCGATGACTGAAATTATGGTGGAGTGTAACTTTAAATGAAAACCCCTAGACAAAAGAAATCCAGAACGTACTACTACTTCTGGTCATTCATGGCACTTACAGTATTCTTT